CTACTCATGTAGCAATGCCCCTTACTTGTTGGTACACATTAATCCAACCTCCCACACCTCCATCTAGGGGGTTTTTTTTTGTCTTGACACCGCATAAATACTGGTGTATACTATGTTCATTGAACAATCTATCAATCCAAAAATCTAAATGTCATTTGCAGATCTAAAGAAACAATCACGACTCGGCAGTCTCACGTCCAAACTGACGACTGAGATAGAAAAGATGTCTAAAGGCACTAAAGTTGGTGCTGATGAGCGTGTATGGAAACCAGAAGTAGACAAAGCAGGTAACGGTTATGCTGTTATCAGATTTCTACCCGCACCAGAAGGTGAGGAACTCCCATGGGCGAAGTTATATTCTCATGCCTTTCAGGGACCTGGTGGATGGTATATTGAGAATAGTTTGACAACACTGGGAGGAAAAGACCCAGTATCAGAGTACAATAGAGTACTTTGGAATAGTGGTGGTGATGGTTCACCTGAACGGGCACAAGCACGTAATCAGAAACGTAAGTTAACTTACGTTGCCAACATCTATGTTGTTAAGGATCCAGCAAACCCACACAATGAAGGTGGAGTATTCCTCTTCAAGTTTGGTAAGAAGATCTTTGATAAGATAACTGCTTCTATGCAACCAGAGTATGAAGATGAGACAGCGATTGATCCATTCGATTTCTGGGCAGGTGCTAACTTCAAGATGAAGATTAAAAACGTTGCAGGGTATCGTAACTACGATTCCTCAGAGTTCGGTTCAGTTGAACCATTACTTGAAGATGATGCAGCACTAGAAGGACTATGGAAGAAACAGTATTCTCTGGAAGAGTTCACTAAACCTACAGAGTTTAAGTCATACGAAGATCTAGAGAAACGTATGCACAGTGTTCTCAATCCAACCACAAAGACTCCTAGACTAGACCCAGAGGTCGTTGAGGAAGAAGCACCTGTGTTCAAGAAAGAACCAGCAGCAGTAACATCACACCCATCGACTGCTAACGATGGACAAGTTGATGCTGACGATGAGGCACTAAAATACTTCCAACGTTTAGCGGAGGAATAGTATGGCAGGTTCAGACCTACTTGCAGCAACAAGTCTTGATTTAAATCAGGCTTGGAATATGTCTTGGGGTGAAGGCATCCAATTTATATTGGTACTTGCCTTTTTATATTGGTTAAAGAAGAGAATAGATCTTCACTTTGCTAAGAAAACATCTAAGATTGTATACAGGGTCAAGGTTGTAGAAGATTCACACATCAGTGTCGATCATGCTAACATAGATCATGCACACATCGATGACATCGGTGAGATACATGGTGATGTTACTACACATCCAAAACCTTTTTAACAGAGGCAATTTCAACTTTTAAATACCATAATTCGGGAAAAAAATCTCCGCAATTTTTTGGTCAAATACCTTTTTGGAACTATCTTGGGGACAATATCCTTAAGTTAGTTCCTTTTTTATTTCTAGAATTAATATATTGGGAAGAATTCTTATATGTCATAATTTCCTTCATATCTTCCATTACAAATTCTAACCAAGTTGGTCGTAATACAAATATATTTCTTTTTGCTTCATTTTTCTCAATTTCCCATTCAAACCAAGTTACAGAATTTACCAAATCACTGCCTGTAACGGTTTTATTGATATTTTGGTCTAAAAACTCAAAACTGAAGTTTTGGTCAACTATGTTTCCTTTGCCCATTACAATATTCCCTGCACTATCACTTATTTTCTTAGTTTCGTAATGATGGACAGATCTTAGTTGATCGTCACTATACTTATTGAGCAAATAGTTGTTTAAGTCAGTTTGAGCAATAGGCCACTCTTCACGTACATTTAGTATATTATTGGATATTAATATAACCCAATCTAACCCAGAATCACCATAAAGACGTTCTGCAACCTGATCTGGTCTAGTATCACCAACTACCGTAAATTTATCAAAAGAAGTGACATTTTGGAATAAGTCTTCTCTTATTTTTGCACGTTTAAACAAGTTTTTAGATAATGTATAATCTAAGCTTGAATTGTGCTTATTATACGATGGTAACTGTATATTTGGGAATAAGTCGAAATAAGCCATTAGAATCCTACATCATCGTTGTCTTCTTGGAAAGCACCTGCTCCATCATTAACTTGAAGGTCTTTTAGATCTGCAAATGCTTGTTTATCGCCCCATACATTATCCTCATAATGATCTTGGAATATAGGTGTTAATTCAGTAAAATCGCAAGTCATGTTACTTCTTACTGGCATAGCACCTGCATCAGGATCATTATATGTCATCCATAAGTTTTCAGGAGTGTAGTTTATTGCACATTTAGTCATAGCACATATTTTCATCATACCAACACCACCTATTCTTTGAGTATCACTTCTAAAACGTATTCTGAATACGTCTGGACTATCTATGAATAGTCTATTTCCACTATTTCTAGATGGAGCCATACATCTCTTTAAAAACTTTTGAATCTTTCTTACTTCAGATGCTTCATATCTGTCGTTTGGTGCAAATAAGAAGTTAAATGAGAAATTCCTTAATTTAGGACCATTGAATAGTAGTTCTAAATTAGGGTTTATTGCCTTACCAGTAGCACGTGTGATCATTTGTCCTGGATCTACATTTATACCAAGACTACCTAGTGCAAATTGTGCCCCAAATGCACTTGCAAGTTGTTTAAATTCAGGATTATCTCCCTTTCCTATTTCTCCAAACAAGTTTTTAGCAGTGCCAACTCCTTTTGCACCAAGAGCCCATGGATCTAAACCAACATCAGAAGCTACATTTGCTGCACCTATGAAAGCCGCAGTAGTAAATGCATTAGCACTTTCATCACCCCATGAAATGCCGTTAGACATTTGTAATTCATTAGGTATTGGTAATTTAACTAAACCATGGTATTTGTCTATATTACTACCTCTAGGTAAACCTTTTACTATACTCTTTACAAGACCTTGGTCAATATTACCATCACTATCACCTTTTCCATTAAGGGCTTTAGCCATTTCAGATTGAGGTGCTTTATACTTAAATGCTTCTATTATTATATGATCTTGTACATTGTTTCCTTTATAAGCATCTTTTGGATATTGGTATGCACGTAGTTCATCTTTCTTTTCAATTTTTTTTATTCCTATAGTTGTATTATCATCTTCTTCTTCATCATCAATTATAGCTGTATTATCATTAGTGTCAACTACATTTGTTATTTCAGTTTCTTCTTCTATTTGAGCAACTTCTTGATCATTTGATACTACTTCTGCTTCAGCAAGTAATTCACCATTACCTGATCTATCAGCTGCTTGTGATGCTCTATTGTAAAATTCTGGACCTGCTCTATTTAATTGGAGTTTATGTTTTGCTAGTACTTGTGACCATGCTTTTTGTGTTATTTGATTTTCTAGTATTGTATTTTTTTCATTTTCATCCTTTACTGTATAACCAGCTATTCCAAATCTAGTTTTAGTAACTTTAACTACATTAAGATAATCATTATTATTGACATCAGTGCTATATTGCACTGAGTATTTCTTATTTTCTATTTCTATAGTAAATCTAGAAAGGGTAGGTCCAAATGGTAAAGCACCTTGTTTTTTATTACTCATTTCCACATACTCCTATTTGACACAGGAACTTCCGTTCCACGAAAAGTTCTTACGAAATCTTCTGTTGGTAGAGCAATTGCTAGTTCCCATTCTTCCATTGGAATATCCAGAAATGGTGATTCTACTTCTGATTTCAAGTATTTATGGAACCCACTGCTACCAAACATAAATCTATCCCATTCAGGATCGGCACTTTCCCTTAATCCATCTATTGTTTCTAATATATCCTTTCTTGCATTCATTGGATAATAATGTAAATTGCATCCATAAAAGAATCCACCAGTATCTATAGCAACGTATAAACAAGGTGTTTTGTCATATACTATCTTATCTGCAAGTTTTGCCTTATACCTAAACATGACAAGATGTCCTATTTCAGGTGATGTAACAAGTTTTGAGTTTGGTAGGTTGCTAGTTAATTCCAAGTTCTTTTTCGGTTAGTACTTTAAAATCCCATCTTCTATCTTTACAGTATTCTGTTGCTGCTTCCCACTTTGCCTGATTCTTGGCATATTCATATACTTCTGCAACATACTTTTTAGTTCTTCTTTTTTGTTGTTTTGGTGGATTTACTTGTTTTAGTGGTTTGATCTCAATTATACTTTCTAAGGTTTTACCATTATTGTCAATGTATTTAATATAGAAGTCTGGATAGTATCTGTGGTATTTTTCATCTATTGGTGATTTGTAACGTATTACATGTTCTTCAGATGCCCACTTTATTATATTCTTATTAGTATCGCAATATTTCATAAATTTTAGTTCCCACAGAGATCTAAAAACTATGTTTGTTGGGTCACCCTTGTATTTTCTAGGTTTAGTTGGTCTAAACTTCCCACTATAAGCCATACATAGTATATAATGTTAGTCTTATTTAGACCAGATGGCTGGGAAGGAACTATTTGCTGGAGAAAGATTTAGACTGCCTACTAATCAACTTTGGACAGTAGGTACTAAGTCTGGTGTAGTACCAGCATTTAATAATGTATATGATGTGTGGATAGATTTTAATAGTGCATTTAGTGATGATGGCAGCACTTTAGCGGGTTTTATCAATTCATATGGTATGAATAATAGTAATTTGACAGCTAATCCTGGTGATTATCTGGCATTATTTTGTTCTGAAGCAGTATTACCATCAACTAATATAGAAGTCAGTTCAGTTAGGGGTCTTAGACAGGGAATAGCACAGGGATATGCAGCATATAGATCATTTCCTGATATAACATTGACATTTTATTCTCAAAGGGATTACTTCACTAATGATGTTTTTAATGCATGGACTGAATATATTTCTCCAACACATGTTCATGGTACAACCAAATTTGGTGAAAGCACTAAGGATAGGATGAATGATCAATTTGCATATAGGAAGATAAAATATCCCAACACATATAAGTGTGATATGAAGATAACAGCATTTACAAGGGATATTGTGAGTAAGTGGGATAGATTATATAAAAATGGTCATGTAGAAGTTCCAAATAGCATTCAATATAGTCTAATGAATGTATTTCCAGTTAGTGTTGTTGCTTCACCACTAGCATATGGGGATGCTGAGTTACTTAAAACAACTGTTACCTTTAACTATGAGACATACTATACAGATAGAACTAAAATATCATATCAGCATGATTCACCAGATACTCTAAGCTTTTTTGATAAAAAGAATAATTATACTGGAGATCAACTTAATGGTGTTGATAAAATGAATACTCCATTGGGTCTAAATTTTGGATATACTGAAGAGTCTGATGAAAATCAGGTTAGGACACCATTTGCAGAAGATAAAGAATTAGTTGAATCGATAAGTTATTTTGATAAAGATGGTAATTTTACTGGCGATCAGTAAAGCTCACTAAATAAAGCTACTGTAATGAATTGTTATGCCTTTACCCAAGGTTGTTACACCAACCTATGAACTGAAGTTACTATCTACAGGCAAGACATGTAAGTATCGACCATTCCTTGTTAAGGAAGAAAAGGTACTATTACTTGCCCTTGAGGATGGTGACTCAAAAACTATATCTACTGCCATTAATAAGGTTCTTAAGAACTGCATAATGACACGTGGTGTTAGAGTCGAAAATCTACCCAGTTTCGATATTGAATACTTATTTTTGAATATACGTGGAAAGTCTGTTGGTGAAACAGTAGAACTAAACGTAGTATGTGAGGATGATGGTAAGACTCAGGTTCCACTAACAGTTGATGTTGGTGACATTAAATTAGTTGTACCAGATGAACATAATGAAAACGTTGATTTGGGTAGTGGGTTACATATTAAGTTGAAGTATCCTTCAATGCAAGAGTTCCTTAATACGAACTTTAATGTAACTGAGAACAAAGGTGACACTATTGATACTGCCTTTAAGTCAGTAGCAAAGTGTATAGACACAATTTATAATGAAGAGGAAGCATGGTCTTCCACAGACTACTCTGAAAGGGAACTTGTAGATTTTATTGAACAACTTGACTCTAACCAGTTTGGTAAAGTTGAGAAATTCTTTGCAACAATGCCTAAGTTGCAGTACAAGACCACTGTTGTTAATCCTAATACAAAGGCTGAGAATGAGATAGTAATTGAGGGCTTGTCATCTTTTTTCGCATAATGCTATATCATAGCAGTGTGGATTCTTTTTATGAAATTAATTTTGCATTAATGCATTATCATAAGTGGAGTCTATCTGAAATTGAGAATATGATACCTTTTGAAAGAGACATTTACATGAAATATCTAATGAATGCTCTGGAGAAAGAAAGACTAGAAGCACAGCAAGCAGCTAATGCCTAGAAGAAAAAAGTATACTGGTGATGTATTGCCTAAGTCTCGGATGTTTCCGATGGCTGAACCTGAACGTCAAAATACTGCCACTGAACCTTTGGTTAGAAGGTTAGACGTTGCTGGTGCAAAGTTGGAGAAGATGCAGCAACAGATAGAAGATAATAAAGGATTGACACCGAAGATATTGAGGAATTTGGGTAAGGTAACATTAGAATTTGAACAGGTTAATAATAATCTTGACAGTTTAAGAGGTACTATATTAAGAGACATGTCTGCTAAACGTAGGTTTATGCAACAGGAACGTAAAATTGTAAAGGAAGAAAAGAAGGTTATAGAAGAAACAAGTAAAAATATAAGTATTTCTAGGATAGCATTTGGTGCTCTAGCAAGTCTTTCAGCATTTGATAATCTTAAAGAAGGTGATATTGGTGGATTTTTAGGTAATAGTTTACTTGCTGGAGCAGTAAATGCTGATATAGTAAGTAGTATTGTAGGTGGTCTTGGTTTAGGTGCTTTATTACGTGGTCGTGGAGCTCAAACAGCAACAAAGGTTACTCAGGGTGCTGGTGTGACTAAGGGTATAGGATTGATGAAATATCTGAAGAATCCTAAGATAGGAATACCATTAGCACTTTTAAGTTTGCTAGGACTATCTCAGATGGGTAAAGCAAATGCATCAGAACCAATAACTTCTACTGGTAATGGTATTGATAAAAAAGAGCTTAGTAGATTTGATACATTAAATCAACAGTTTCAATCTGCTTTAGTACCTTTAATCAAACTGACCAATAAAGGTAATATATTAGCTGGTGCTATGACAGACGCACAAGAATTGAACTTAAGTGATGAAGATTATAAGTGGTTAGCATATGGTGTATCAGCAGAAGCTGCTAGGGGTACTGATGATGAGCATGCTGTAGCAGCATCTATCTTGAATAGGGTATCATCAAAACATTTCCCTAATAGTATAAAGGAGGTTGTATTACAAGAGAATCAATTTGAGGCAGTTACTAAAGATCTTGCATTCCATGATAAGAAATTGCAAAAGCAATTATCCTCTATTGAAGGACAGGATAAAATTGCTAATGCATTAGCAATACTAGAAGGTAGAACAGATTTTAAAGGTCAAAGTCAATTACGTAATAGAGTTGCGGAAGAAGACCCTATGTTTGATGAGATGGGTAACTTCTATCATTATTGGTGGCAACAACCTGGTGCAGTAAAACCTGAAGGATGGAAGCAACCTAACTTCCAACAGTTCATGTCGATAAATCAGGATCCTGATGAGACATCAAAGATCCAGACAAATAATAATATGGTATTACCTATGATGCCTAAACGAGATACTCCTGTTGCTGCAACACCACCTACTTCACCTGGCACTGGAAGTTTACAATGCTTCCCTGATTTCAAATCAGTAGATGAGTTTGCTTGTAATCTATTATTAGGTGCTGGCACATGACAATAGATAGTAGTAAGTTAATACCAAAAACAGAAGCAATAAAGTTTAAGACTGCAAAGTTAGTCAATGTTTATAGTAGATCTAACTTTCTTGATAATAGATATTTGAGACAGAATATAGCATTAAAAAAGGAGTTATTTGAGGAGAAAAAGGAACTATATGAAAGTCTTAGTAATAAGCAGAATGAACTTGGTAAAGATGTAAAAAAGGGAATTACTAAACTGGGTATATTGGGTACTGGTGGTGGTATAGGTTTACTTAGTAGATTATTTAAAAAAGGAAAAGTACCTAAAGTAAAGATTACAGGCGATGTTCTTAAAAATACTAAACTTCCAAAGGGAAAGGGAGTTGGTTTAGGTGGTGGGATATTGAATTTTGGTCTTGATGTAGCGTCAGGAACACCAGTAGATGAAGCAGCTGTGGGTAGTGGTGGATTCTGGGCTGGTGCAAAGATAGGTGCTGGATTGGGATTCTTTATACCAGATGGACCTTTGATGGTTGCTGGTGAACTTGTTGGTGGTCTTGTTGGTGGACTTATAGGTGAGGCAGCAGTTAAAAAGTTATATCGTAAGATGATGGGTAGGGAGGAAAATTCACAAGATGTAGTTGATAATATTAAACCAGAACCTGTAGTAAATCATTTTGACAACTCCCTTACTCTTTACAGTAAGTCTATAGAGATGATGGAATTAGTTAATTGGGAGAATCTTATTGCCAAGGAGGAGAAAACAGAAGACCAGCAGGACAAAAAGAAAGTTGATCCACAGACTCCTATAGTAGAAAAGGGTAAAGATACTATAACTGAGAACAATATAACAGAAAAAGAATTCCACACAACTGAGATAACCAAGATTATTGAGAAGGTCAATACTAATAAAGAACTTACAGTACGTGAGAGAACACTACTTGTAGATAATGGTATAGATGATTTTGCTGTTGGTGGTAAGACTCAATCTATTGTAGGTGATCTTGTAACTTTAGGTGCTAGTGCTGCTGTAGCAGTTAAAGCACCAGTTATAGCATCTAAAACTATGTCTGGTGTCAATCTATGGAATAGTGTTAAGAATACTATTACTAGAAAGAAGAAGTTAGATAGTGTCGTTAATAATAATGTTACACCATTTAATGTGCCTAGTGGTGATAGTAACGTTTTCTTTAATCAAGGTGGTAGTAGAAATACATCTTTTTATGGTGGTGGAACTACTAATACTATAAGTTGGACTGAGATAATACGTCAGGCGAGGACACAATGAAACCTATACTTGTTATATGTCCAGGAAATCCTAAATCTGGCACAACTTCATTATTTTATAGTTTATGTGACCCAAACTATACTAATTATCCTCTATTCAAAGAACCTCAATGTTGGAGAAGAATTTTAAGAGGTAATGAAAATATGATCAAACATAATTTTGAGACTGGAGAACCGTATGAAATGGGTTGGACTTGGAATTCTCATGGATTTAAAAATTATGATCATTTCTTGAGGCATAAGAGGATTAGGATTAACCATTATTCTAACAATCCTATGCCAGGGATGAGTGTAAAGGATTACTCGGATTTAATTGATAGAGGTACCTGTAATTTGCCGACATGGGAGGATTATAGGTTGTTATATCTATCTACATCATACGATAGACCTGTAATGGATTTTTCTTTAATGAATGGTGCTCTAAACAGTGAAGAGTTGGATATAGTAAAGTCTGAATTGGATGAACATTTTGATATTAGAGTTATTATTTGTTTACGTGATACTATTACGTGGCTAACATCATGTAAGAGGAATTTTATAGGTACACCTGATATTAAAAATGGTTCAGGTATATGTGGGCACTATAAAAGATTAGTAAAACATTTCTCATCAAAGTGGCCGACTATGATTGTTAAAAAGGATGATTTTGATAATAAAGATGGTGTATTGTCTACTGCATTAAATGAGTTTTTAGGTATAAATATTCCTAAATCTTGGAAAGTGGGTAGATTTAACGTAACATCTTCAACAAGGACTGCTGTGCCTGGGTATGGAGATGACTGGGATGTTCCTGAGAAAGAGAATAATCATTACTATCAAACTGTAAAAACTGGTGTAGTATAATGGCTGATTGGTTACAAAACGCTAGTTTAAAGAATCTTACCTATACTGGTGATGGTGTACAGGCAACTGACATCAGGATGCAACATAATATTATTGAGTACCATGAAAGTATATTTGATCCAAGTATTCATATGGAGATTGGTATACAGGATACTATTGGATTTATGGATCTAACACCTATAAGATCAGGTGGTAGACTCAATATTAAAATAGAACATGAAACAGGTGAGATATCATATGGAGATACAAACCCATTAATACTATCTAATATTACTAATAATCTTAGAGAAGGTAAACGAGAGTTCTATACCTTACAGAGTGAGACTAAAGGAACCTATGATAATCAGATGACTAGGGTTAGTGGTAAGTATAAGGGTAACATAGGTGATTCTGTTGAGAAGATATTGAAGGACGTGATGCAGGTTCCTGAAGATAAGATTGATGTAGAGCAGACATTGAATGGTTATCATTTCATGGGTAACATGAAGAAACCTTTATACTGTATTGCATGGTTACGTAATAGATCTATACCACACACGGCAGAGAATTCCACAACCAAGGGACATGCAGGGTTCATGTTCTGGGAAGATATGGATGGATACCATTATAAGAGTATTGAAAGTATATTAAAGGAAGAACCTGAGTTTGAGTATGAGTATAGGGAGGATGGTGAAAGTATCCATACAGATACTAACTTTAAACTTATAGCACCACCTATATTCAGTACTAACCATGATGTACTCAAGAAGTTACGAGATGGTGCATATAAGAGTACTAATATATTCTTTGACTTATTAACAAGACTACCTGCATTACATGAATACTCATGGGATGATGGTGAGCATAATACCATGGGTCCCGATGAACCAATACCAGAGATAGCAGCATCACCTAGTAGGAGAATGTTAGGTCTTGTTGACATAGGTGCTATGGCATTCGAGGAACCTCCTGAAGGTGAGACAGCATCTATGAATATGACTAAGTACCAAGCACAGACTGTCTCTAGGTTATCGAACTTATTTTCGCAAACCCTGAATATTACGGTTCCACTTAACCTAAAATTAAGAGTAGGTGCTATGATAACGTGTAAACTACCTAAGCTAAATACAGCTGCTACGGATTTTCGTAGTAGCCCTGCCAAGGGATCTTATATGATAACTAGGTTATCCCATAAATTCCTATCAAAAGGTGCAGTGACCGCTTTGGAGCTTGTACGAGACTCTTACGAAGAACTTAAATGACAACTGAAATCCCTAAACATGACCTCAAACATGAGGTTTATATTGATCCCAAAGATCATAAGGAGCATGTCAATCATGGCATGATTGAATACTCTGAAAAGGATTTGGAAATG